ATTTTGATAAACAGAATTATAAATTGAATCAGATGGGTAGATAAGTTACTTTATATATTTAATAATTATATATTAAATAATTCGTTAAAGGAGAATATAATTCTATGAATAAAATAACACCACAAGATATTAGAGATGGTTTTGAGGCAGTTTCACAAGATTATTCAAGTACTTGGTATAAGGTTTTAGAAATATTGGATAATGGTGATAAACTTTGTTTAGCTATAGGTTCTGATGCCGATGGATTTAACGAACCATCTATTTATGCTAAAATTGCTATTCTTGCTGGCAATTCAAGAATGTCTGAATATAATTATGATTTTATTATGCCGTATGATTCTGAAACTGGTGATGTATATGATACGGAAACTGCAATTGATTATCATGGAAACGATGCTAACTGGCTTAATGAAAATGCCGAAGAAATTTTGAAACAAATAAATGATGGAAAGTTATTCACTTCATATTCCAAACCTATTAAATCCGGCAATTGGGAAACCGATTATGAACATTATTTGCCAAAAAAATTTGAGGAAAATGTTGAACTTTATTGGAAAGAAACGGACCCTGAAGTTAGAAAAGCTATAAAGAAAGCTACAAAAAAGCAGCGTGATATGGGTGCTAAATATGATTTCGAGTATGAAGAAGAAATTGAATCAGCTTGTAGTGGTAAAAAGAAAGCCAAGAAAATTAAATCTGGCTATTCAAACAATCCTGATTATGTTGGCGATTGGTTTGGTAAAGGACAGATTGACTTCAGTAAGATAATCAATCCTGAAGATGATGGTGATATTTGGATGGTCAAGCTTTGGTCGGGTTCTGGTTATATACTCGATGTTTATTTGTGTAAAGCAAATGATTTTTATGAAGCTATGGATATTGTGTTTGATTGGTCTTACGAAAATGAAGGTGCTAATAATATGGTATTTGATTATGATTATATTATGAATACCGCACACGAAATGTATGATGAATATAAACAGCATCCGGACTGGTGGAATTATGGCGATAATTTGTCAGAAGATGATTTTATTGATGGATTTGTCGAAGAAACTTATATTTCCAATGAAGGTTTTGATAGATTTGCTCGTGAAGAAAACTTCTTTGTCGATAAGGTCCCAGAAGAATATCTTACTAATTCAAAGAAAGTTGAATCAGGTTGTCATGGAAAGAATAAAAAGGAGAAAAATATGAAAAAAACTGTTAAGTCTGGTAGATTCCTTAAATCAGCAGAAAGCTATGGTTGGGTAGTTAAGTCTTCAGAAGCTTGGGAAGCGTATGATATGGCTTGTGACTATATTGGTAAAGAAGAAGTAAATCAGGCTATTGTTGACAGTATGGGTACTGGTGAACTTGCAGAATCTTTGGTATTCCTTTTCAGACAGTGGGATTTCCGTGAATGGGACGAACGAAATGGTAACGATGAAGAATAAACATTAATTAAAGGAGAATAAAAATATGGAAACTGTAGAAATTAGTGAAGATATTTTCATTGATATGTTGTGGGAAAGAATAAATGAATTTCAACCTGCCAAAGCATACGATAAAAATTTTTGGGCAGATTGTATTGATTATCTTTCTGAAATAGGATGGATGGGTGAACCGAGATATAATAATCCAATGTATATTGTTGATAATGTTGCTGTTGGTGATATTTGTGCAATAGAAGATTGTGCTAATAATTACGATGCTATTGATAATAAGTATGATGGTGATGTTACAGCATGGATTGAAGATAATGGTTATCTTGTTTTTGGTGATTATGTTGTAATTAATCTTGGTTTGGATTAATGAGAAGGTTTTATATGGATTGGGATTTTAATGAAATGAAAATGAAATACGGTGCTGATTTTCTGGCAGATACCAGTACCGATGAACCATTCAAAATGGAAGATTTTGATGATTATTTCGACAGTCCAAAAGAAGCCGTAAGAAGTGTTATTTACGGTGGAAGATACAGACATCCTGAAGAAGATTTTAATCTGATGGACGTTTATTTCCGATTCAACAGTGCCGGAAACGTAGAAAGCTTTAACGATATTGAAGGTTATCTTGACGATAATATTGATGAAGATTTGTTCTACGAATGGTGTAAAGAATACGAATATATCTAAACTTAATTAAGACCTAAATGGAAAAGACTGCTTAATAAAGGCAGTCTTTTTTTTATAAAATTTTCAAAACTTATATATTATTGTAATAAGAGAAAAACACCACCAGTAATTTCAGGTGAAGTTCAGAGTGGTGTACAAATTACATCACTCTAATAAAGGAGAAATATTGTATGACAAGAGAAGAAGCACAGGCGAAACTTAATGCCACTTTTCAGTCAATCAACTCAAAAGTTGACCCGATGCATAACAACCTGATTGCACAGTCACGTGATGCTTATGCAAAACGTTGGGGCGAAAAAATGACACCGGCTAAAGAAGCCATTCTCAAGAACTCACTGACACAGGTAAACCAGATTCTTATGAATCGTGGTGTAAGCCGTGAAGCAATTATGTCTGCAACAGCAGATATTTCAAAGGTAGACAATCCTATTGCAATGCTTTACAACTTGATGTCAATCTTGATTCCTAACTTCGCATATACAGAAGTTTGTGCTATTCAGCCAATGCCGACTGAAACATCACCTATCTTCTATCCGCAGATTACTGCAAACGAAGATAGAAACAACATCACAAAAGGTACTGCACTCCTTGGTTCAACAAACTGGGCAAAAGACAATACCTACTCTACTAACAAAATCAACCGTCTTTCAACTGACGCTGAAGATGGTCCTGTTGTATCTGGTACAGACGTTACATTTACTGCACCTGAAGGAACAATCATTGCCAACACTGTAGAAGTAACAGTTAGTGGTGCAGCTGACGGTTTCACACTTGATGACGGCAAAGGTCAGATTAAACCTGTAGCGGGTGTTATCGTTTCAGGTACAGTTGATTATGCAACTGGTACAGTAACAATCACATTGGATGCTGCGGCTTCCGGTGCAGATGTTGGTATCAAATATCGCTATGATTGGGCTATCGCTTCCGATGGTTCACAGGATAAGAAACCTGCACAGATTGTATTTGAATGGGCAACAAAAATCATTCAGGCACAGCCTTACAGACTCCGCTCAACATACGCATTGGATAACTTCTATGCTGCAAAACAGGTACTTGGCGGTTATGACATTGACCAGGTATTGGCTACATCAATTGGCGGTCTTATCAACAAGGAAATTTCTTGTAACGTATTTGATGAAATGTTGGCACATGCTGACGGTACTGCAACATGGAACTCAATCCTTCCTGCAGGTGTTTCACAGATTGAACATAACTTGTCAGTTGTACAGGCACTTGTTGAAGCAAGTAACGAAATTCGTAAGAATATCGCTCGTTCAGGTGCAAACTATATCGTTGCTGGTAGCAAGTTGATGAACATCATTGAGTCTTTGAACTCTAACTTCTACAACAGTAAAGATGTATGGAAGGCTAACAGTTATTCAGCAGAACCTATTGGTCCTTATGTTGCTGGTGATTTGTTCGGTCGCTTCAAGGTACTCAAGAATCAGGACTTCCAGGAAGATACTGCATTGCTTGGTTATAAACGTGATGATGTTGATGCATCTTACGGTGCTGGTGTATTCATCGGTTTGTATTCAACACAGCCACTTGCAAAAGATGACTTGACTGTTGTTTCTGGTTGTGGAACCAAACTTGGTGCAACTCAATTATTTGAAAACTCTTTGATGAGATTTGTAATTGAATAATTGAGTTAGCAGCTTAATAAAAAGACCACTTTTGTAGTGGTCTTTTTTTTTGCTTACAGTTGTGAATAAAAAATAAAATAAAAAACTTGACAAAAATTGTAACATTTAATATAATGTAAACATAAATTACTTTTAAGGGGAATAATTTTTATGGCACACGGAATTATGGAAAATGACACAATGTTTTCTGGTAATGGAATCCGTCCTTGGCACGGAATTGGAACAGTTCTTGATGATTGTCCTACAAGTGACGAAGCAATCAGAATTGCAAGACTTGGATGGGATGTTAAACAAGAGCCTGTTTATCTAAATAACGGTACAAAAATTGACGGTGTTTGGGCAAACATCAGACAGGACACAAAAGATGTCCTTGGTATTGTAAGAGATAAATACCGTATTGTTCAGAACGCAGAATCTTTTGCATTTGTTGATAATATTATCAGCAACACTAAAGGTATTGAATGCCGTTACGAAACAGCCGGTAGTTTATTTAATGGAAAAAGAGTTTTCATGTTGGTAAGACTTCCTGATATGGATTTGGTAGGGGATAAGGTAGAAAATTATCTGTTCCTGTCAAATTCACATGACGGTTCAACTGGGTTGATGGCTGGAATAAGCAATGTAAGAGTTGTATGTAATAATACGTTGCAGATGGCAGAAAGAGAAGCTTCACGTATCTGGAAGATTCGTCATACAGAAAGTCTTAAAGGTAAGCAGGCTGAAGCTGAAATGGCACTTGGACTTGCACTTTCTTATAACGAAAGAATCAAGGAAGATGCGGAAAAACTTGCTGTACAGAAATTGGACGAAGAAAAGTTCTTCCGTGAGTTTTTTAAGAAACTTAACCTGACTGATAAATCAAAGGAAAAGGTTATGTTTTCAATTGCTGATATTTATAAGAACAAAGACGACCTGCAGAATTTCAAAGGAACCAAGTGGGGTATTTATAACGCTGTTGCGGATTATGTTTCAAACAGTGAACCACTTCGTCATACCAGTACAATGGCTGACAGGAAAATGGCAGCTTTCATGGATGGATATACAATGCTGTCCAGTGCTTATGATATTTTAGCAGCTTAAAAATAGAACATTACCACTATCCTTTTGGGTAGTGGTAATTGATTTGGGTAGAAGAAATGATTGATAAACAATTTGACCAGTACAAAAACCTTATCTACAGTTTAGTCAGGGAAAGATGGCAGAAGCAACGGTACAGCCGACCTGATGTTTCGTTTGACGACCTTCTTAGTGAGGGTTATTACATTTACAGTTGGTGTCTTAATCATTATGACGGCAGTAAGAACGCAAAGTTCATAACATATCTCTATATCCAGTTGAAAGGCAGATTGGTTGATTATTATAAGATAACGCATAAAAAAGTTAATTTGTACGAAGATTGTGCTACAGATGATGCTAAAAGTGATTTTGAAAGTTGTTTGAATTCTCTTGATTATAAATTAGGAGAAGATAATACTTTATATAAAGATGCTGAAGAACAGTTGAGTTATGAAGGTAATCAAGTTTTCCGGTATCTGTTGAGTTGTAAATGGATGAATGACGGAAGACGGAAAAAACCGTCTTATGGACAAATAAATGAGAAATTCGGATATCCTTATGAAGTCATTGATTCAATAATGGGTGAAATAAGGATGTTCTGGAATAAGAACTATAAACAATATTGTTGATGATGTGATGACTGTTCAATAGTTTTTTAATTTTTTCATAACTTATATATTTTTATATTGTATTTAGGAGTTTTTGTATGGAAACAAATAATGTTATTGAAGGTAGAGAAATTAAATCAAATAAAAAACAGATAAAATCATTTTGTAAACCAATTAAATCAGATATGGATTGGTCTAAGAGTGATTGGGAAGATGTGTGGTTCGCACTTCGAGAATGTTCTCGTAAAATGGAACAGGCTATGTTTAATTGTACAGATGATGAACGAGCTAAACGATTTGCACAAGATTGTGTTGATGGTATAGAAACTTGGCTTAAAAACTGTAAACGAAAAGGTGGTTTTGCAGTAGAAACTCTTGACCTTAATTCTTCAAAGAAACCAATTAAATCAGCAGCTTCACAAGATATAAATGAAGAAGATGTTATTCGTATTGAAGATTCTACTGGAAAAATAATTAAATCATCTCGTAAATTAGTTAAATCTAGTATTGAAGATGCTTGTGATGATATTGCTGATGTTGTTGAATATTATTGTGGATTACATGAGAATGGTGTTAAATTAAATCAGAAACAGTTGATGGATTTAAAAGATGCCGTTGACAGATTGTGGACACTTGATGCTTATCCTCAGATTTATTTGTGGGGTAGACAGATTTTAAGGCAGTATGGAATGATTAATAATTCATATAAACCAATCAAATCATCTCTCGATACTGTTAAAGTAACTTACGATGATGGTACAACCATGATTACTGATTTTAATGCTGATGTTAGTAGAGAAGAAATTGCAGATTATTATTATGGAAACACTTTCAATATCGGTTCTTATCCTAAAGAAGAATTGCATAAAGTTGTGAAAGTGGAATTTCCAAATAGTAAAGGGTTTTTTGAAAATTATATTAAATCAGCACGTTATATTATTGAAGATGAATGGGGTGAGGTTATCGCAGAAGCGGATACTTATGAGGAGGCACAATCAGTGGGTGGTGCAAGAATATTTGACACTGTGAAGTCTTCTGTAATTAGTTCTTCATCCGAAGTTGGAAGTATTCATGACCGTTATGTACTTGGTGATATTACAGAAAATATGGCTTTACAGGAATTGAAAAAGTTGGTTGGACTAAAGAAAGCTAAAACTATAATTGACAAATGGCAGCAGACTTATGTTCTTAGTACAAGAATCAATTCTTCCATTGATAAGGCTGTAAGGGAAGCTGAAGATTATTTCGGTACAGAAGCTTCAGACAGAACTGTAAGTTGTCAGGATATTCTTACAACCAAGGATAATGAAGAAATGTATGATATAGCTGAAAGAAATAATGTTGAAGTTAAAATCGGCAGATATTCAGTAACATTCTATGATAAAGAAGATGTAGGGTTGGAAGACTAATGACAATAGACATTATTAATGAAGTTCTTGACGAGTTTGTCAAAAGACTTCAGATACCTGAATGCAATTATTCTTTTGCAGTCAACAGTAATGAAAATTTAACGGAACTTATAATAATGGTTGACGGTGTAATGAAAACGTCAATTTCAATCGGAAACGGAACTATGAGAGTTATTTATAATGATGATTATAGTTCCGATGATTATTTGATTTTGAACTTTCTTACACCGGTAACAATGATTTACTATGTCTGTGTTCTGTTTTATAAATCAATTCATGATACAAATGATATTGATTTTAACGATATACTTTCCATTGTGTTCCTGAATGAAATTTGGGATTGGAAAACATTGTTACAGGGTTTGTCTGAGAATCTTGGAATGTCTTTTATTGATTATGACAAGTATGTTGAAATTGAAGGTGTTGAGATTCATTATAACGGTTTTGTTAATCAGATAAGAATTGATACCCAGGATATAAAATTACAGGATAATAATTATACAACTATTGTCGAAGCTATGTTCAAATGTGTTGAATATATAGCAAATATTATGGATGTTGCGGATAACCTTTTCAAAGCTGAAGAGGAAGTTGAGGAAAGCAACGTTATTGAAGAAGAAGGTGAAGAAACAGGTGGTGGCGGTGGTCCTGAAACCAATCTTGATTTGGATGTAAATGTTCCTGAAGAAGGTGGTGGTGAGGAAGCCGAACCTGTTGAAACAGTTGAAATGGAAACTTTTGAAGAACCGCAAGGTCCGGTAGTTACAATGGATGAAGTTTTATAGTTTATATATTTTATATTGTTATTTGAAAATTCAGGAGGAATTTTATGATATATTGGAATAATAAAAAGGCTATTAAATCGGGAAGAATATTGGAAAATGTTAAATCAGAAGCTCTTGAAAAAGTTAAGGAATATGGTGGAAAAAGAATAAACAGTAAACCAATTGAAATTCTTGAAATTCTCGATGACGGTGAGAGTTCTGCATTTTTAGTATTTACTTTTAAATCTGGTGAGGATATTTATAAAATGGTATATGATTATGGATTTGGTGGAAAGAAGGACAAACCTTCAATTAAAAAGATTAATTCTTCACTTCGTAAACCTATTAAATCTTCTCTTGAAAATGATGTGAGTGATTTGAAAAATAAGATGGAGAGTATGTCTGGAGAAGATATTGCAAAGGGTATTAAAAAGACAATTCGTAGAAATGAAAAACCGATGCTTGGAATTAAATACAATGTTCTTGACCAGAATGGCGGTGTTATTGGAACTCCTATGAGCTATGAAGATGCTTGCGACTTAGCAGATGATATTGATGGCGAAGTAGTTCCAGTATATTCTTCTCGTAAAGCTGTTAAATCAGGAAAAATGCCTTACATTGATGATGAAGATATTGATAAATTTGAGGAACGTCTTAATAAAGGTGAAGAAGTTAAAATGAAAGGATGGACTTTCCGTAAAGATGATACAGGTAGAATTTCAGTTATAGACTCTGATGGAAATCTTCTTGATGAAGATTTTAAATCTGTTGCAAGTTTTATTGATTGGTTTAGATATTGGAAAAAAGATTCTCTTAAATCTTCTCGTAAAGCTATTAAGTCTTCAAATCTTCCTTCAGAAGTTTATTATATGGTGGTACAGGGTGCTAAAATGTATTACAGCACGGATTATGACAAAGTGGCTGATATGGTTCAAAAAATGAATAGTAAGAGTGGACCTCGTGTTTACGGACCATATACTGAAGATGACCCTGAAGAAATTCAGGAACTTTATGAAGTAGGTTATATTGGTAATTCTCGTAAAGCTATTAAGTCTTCATATCCTTCAATCATCTATTATA